CCTTTCAGTTTTGTCTGTGAAGTATTCATCTTTAATGAAGGGTAGAACCTTGCGTAGATATTCTTCATTGTAAATTAGGTTCTTTAATATCGTCTGTTCCAGTTTCATCAATTATTTCCTCGTCACTATCAGCCATAAGTTCTAAGAGAAGTTCAAACAAATATTTTGTAAACTCCTCATCTTTTTGAAGTTTCTTAGGCTTCATCACTGGAGATTGTATCACATCAAAAGCAAAATGTAAATGGGGCCCATCATTATGTTCCATAAGTTTTACCTTACCGTACTTAAATATAGTGCCCGTATATTTACCTGTAATTAATTTAATATGAGTTTCATATGTTCCCTCAGGAAATACAAACTCATAATCTATGCCTTCAGTCATCTTGTTTCTCTTGCCAATTGTTTGTAACCAGCCCAACTAGGATGTACACCATCTGGTTGTAATCGTGTGATTGGTAGAACGGTGTCACCATGTTCTTTAGCAATCTCTTTTACGATATGTTGAATGTTGGGTTTGATTGCCGGTAGAATCCAAAAAACTCTACCGCTTTTGACCTTATCTCGTATGATTTCTAGTTCTTTCCTAGTCTTAACACCTTTGTGGTCGTTAGAACCAAGACTAATAACGACCGTATTAGCGGTCAAATCGTTTTGTAGATAGTCTTTGTTCCATTGCCAAGAGTTTTTACCAACTTTAGCATATGCAACACATTCGGGTCGGAACATTTGAGTTCCGACCGCAATACTATCACCTAGAATCATACAATCAATCATTATACACCATTACTTGTTTCAATTTCAAAAGCCTCATCAATATCACCTTGCATGATATTACCGGAAGCAATACGGTATTTGTGTTCGATATGTTCTTGGAAAGATTTCTTTTTAAGAATTGGCATCCAGAATTCTTTGGTATCAGTTTCTTTGATACGGTATTTCTTTTCTTCAACAACACCATCATCATCAGTACGTGAGTACCAACCATTAGCAGGTTTAACTACATGGCCTGAATCCAACGCAATATCAAGTAAACCAGACCACTTGCTAATACCACCATCAAAAGAAACAGTAACAGGTATTTTAGATTTCTCTTTGACATAACGACTCTTTTCTACATTGATAATGAAATTGTAACCAACAACTTCAGTACCTTCTTTCTCTTGTTGTCTACCAAGAATAAAGATATTATCAGCAGAGTAATATGAACCTGTACCACCACCTACGATATCTTTAGGGAACATACCAATTTCTTTGTAGGTATGATTTACGACAATCATTGGTATATCTTTCATTGTCAGGTGAGGTGTTACCATTCTAAACAATGATTTAACTTGTTTGGCTCTTGACATATCAGCCACAGATTTACCTTCTAATGCATCATCAACTTCTTTCTTAGATGCAAGATTACCGATTGAATCAATAATGATAATCAGTTTATCTTTACGTTCTAGTTGAGTTAACTGTTGCATCACATCAAACTTTAACTGTTCGATGTCAGTAAGTGGTGTATGTAGAACACGGTTAGTGTCAATACCAAACGAATCAAAGTAAGACTGAGGAGTTCCAAACTCGCTGTCATAGAATAAGAGAGCCGCATCTTCATATTTGTCCAGATAAGATTTTGCCATCAAAAGTGAAAAAGCAGTCTTAAAGTGTTTTGATGGACCTGCCCACATTGTAAGACCTGGTGTAAGACCACCATCTAATTTACCAGACAATGCCACGTTGATAATTGGAATTGCCGTTGGTATCATGTCCTTTTCCGTAAAGAACTTTGATTTGGATAGAATAGCAGATTCTTTGATACTACTATTCTTTTTGATTTTATCTAATATACTCATTGTTTGTCCTTTGGTTTAAATGCAAATGGTTCATCATAATCATATGTAGTTGTGGCCACACCAGGCGAAGCTATATTTGCTATGTTATCTTTTGGTACTTCTATTGTTGTCTTCCATTGTGGCGGCTCTGCAACATTAGGTGTAATGAAAACCGGAATATCAGGTGTATCCTCTACTGGAGTAAACTTTACTGGCGTCTCAGCTTTCTTTGTTTCTACTTCTCTGTGTAGTGAATAATTAGCCGCAATCAATAACAATACTGCCAATGGATCAAATACAGACACAATCATTATAATCAATAATCGAACTGCCTTATCAATGATACTTCTATCATCCGAACCGTAGATTAGTTCCGCCACGTATTTGATTGGGCCAAAATCGGATTCAGCTTTCCGCAATTGATTAGAATACGGAGCCTTTTCTTCATTAAGTTGGTTGAGATGCTTCTGCGATGACTCGATATTCGAAGCCAACTCATTACGTTCTTTCGATTGGGTTTTGCGTATCCTATACGAATTCTCCGCACCCCTTTCCGAGTCTGAACGGCCCATGATTTGGTCAACTGTGTCATCAAGCTGTTTGATATTCTTACGATACTCATTTATATTGTCCTTCTCAATTCTAATCTTCTCATCAATTAATGCCACCTTATCAACAATAGGTCCTACATCAGCAGAATGTTCTAAGTGAGCCTTTGATAAGAAACCAAAGATACCCATTGAAGTGAACATCATCAACACAACAACACCACAAATGAAAGGATATTTCAAAGTATGTGGTGCATTGTCCCAATTACGATACGTCCATGATATAGTTACTACTTTAGCAACCTCAATAATGGAGAACATAAGAATAATAGGCCAGTAAGCACCAGGGAAAATTGATGCCATACCGACCACAGAGAAGTATGCTGAAACGGCAGACAATGCTAGTGCCGTTAAGAATGTCAAAAATATCATGTAAAGAAGTCCTCTAGTGAGCTCACCTGTTCTGTTTTCCAGCCCATACAATCAAGAATAACTTTGATGGGTTCCAAAAACGATTTCTCATATTGTAACTCAAAGTCTATACAGTTGTCAAGCCCAAATTCAGTCGGTAACCTACCAGGGAAAGATATCACGGTATCCTGGAAATGATTTGGTGTTTTAAGATAGGTAAATTTAATCTTTTCACCGGATTGTATCATAGGATACTTCTTTTCAAGACCTCGGTCTATCAAGGCTTTGTTATATAACAATGCACCTTTCACATGAATTGGCGTACCTTTTTTATACAAGGTTGTAGGATCCGAGTACTCTCTAAGACCATTCACACCTCTAGGAAAAGATATATCTTCTGCCGGTAATTTACTGAACTCTGCTTTGAATTTTGCCAAGAAATCCTGTACATCTTGTTCTGTGCCAGATACCATCAATCTAATTACTTCTTTCATTTTCTCACGCACAATAGATGGAGTGGAAGATTTAATCATTTCAAGACCCATAACTTTCAGGTCAGGTTCATTGTACCAAATACCTTCATTGTTATACACATTAAGAATATATCGTTTCTTGGCAGTCCAAATACCTTTGTCAGATAGACCTTCTCGTTTCATCTGCATCTTTTGTGCATAAGCATGGACATACTCAGCCAACTCCTTATAACACTTATCAATATATGGTTGAATCTTCTTCTCGCATACATTATCCATAAATGATATCATACGATTGATATTCATTTGTTGGTCTTTATCAAACACAGTATCAACCAATTCACCAAGTCTCAAGTAAATCGAATCAGTATCTGATGCAATGACATAATCTTTATCTGTCTTTAACAGATTGTTCATGTAGTCATTTATCTTTGCTTCGATCCAACGAATTGAGAGCTGGCCTGCCGTAGTAACTCCAAGTGCCATGCGTAGGTCATAGAACCTAAAATACTGGCTTCCCAAAGCACCGTAAGCGGAGTTGAGAGAGACCTTTTTGGCCAATTGTAAATTATTGTACTTAGCGATTCGTTTTTCAATTGCATATCGTTTTGTAACATCTTTTTCATTCTCCAATTCTTGTTTAGCTTGTAGATATAGTTTCTTAAACTTCTTTCTATCTTCATACATTTCTTCCAACATCTTAGGTAAGAAACCTTGTTGGTCGGTTCTGAACAACTGGCCGTTAGGTGTGATAGTGCATTTCATTGGAACCAGAAATGAGGTATCAATAGATTTGCTCAACATATTATTAACATTGACTTTACCAATTTCTTGTTCAAACAATTCTATAGCCTGAAGCTCTTTTTCAAGTTCTTCAGTTGTC